TTCAATGGCGTTACAATGATTGGTAATGTTACACTTAATGGTGTTCAAATATTCCAAGAAGCTTTACAAGACATTGAAAAACTAGAACAAGAAATAAGAAGTTCATACGAATTAAACCCTGCAATGATGATAGGATAATGCCATGGCAGTCAATCATTATTTTCAAGGTGGAAACGGTATCGGAAACGATAGCGAAAAAAGATTACACGAAGATTTAATCATTGAAGGATTAAAAATCTACGGACACGACTGTTATTATCTTCCACGAACATTAGTAAATAGAGATTTAATACTTGGCGAAGATTCGTTAAGTAAGTTTGATGATTCATATTTACTTGAAATGTATATGGAAACAACTGAAGGTTTCGCAGGCGAACAAGAGATTGTTAATAAGTTTGGTTTAGAAATTAGAGAAGATACTACTTTTATGATTTCTAAAAGAAGATGGCAAGATCAAGTTGATTCAGCACATACAATGATTGTTGAAGGAAGACCAAACGAAGGCGATATAATTTATATGCCTTTAATGAATAGTTTTTTTGAAATACAATTTGTACAAGACCAAGAGCCATTTTTTCAATTAGGAAACTTACCTGTTTACAAATTAAGATGTACTCGTTGGGAATACTCTAACGAACAACTTAATACTGGTGTTGAAGCGATTGATAGTGCAGAAGATCAATATTCTACAGATACTTTGAGATACCAATTTACTTTAGAAGACGGAACGGGTGCTTTACAATTAGAAACTGAAAGTGTCAACGGTGATAGATTTTACTTTGTTAATGAAGAAGCAACTTTTAATGTACAAACACAATCATTGTATTCAGACAATTTAGATTTAGATACTGAGGCAGGTTTTGATACTGCATCTACTGCAGATGATATATTAGACTTTACTGAAAGAAATCCTTTTGGTGAAGTAGATCAAGGAGAATTTTAATGTTTGGAACATATTTTTACAATGAGAGTATGAGAAGAATGACTATTGCTTTTGGTCAACTTTTTAATAAAATTATAATTAAAAGAAAAGATAGTGAAGGCGATATTGTACAATCTATCGCTGTACCATTAGCGTATGCGCCAAAAGAAAAGTTTTTAGTAAGATTAGATCAACAACCAAATTTAGAAGAACGAGAAATGGCGATCACATTACCTCGTATGAGTTTTGAAATATCAGGTATAGCTTATGATGGCTCTCGTAAATTAACAAGAGTTCAAAAATACAAACAAGTTAAATCAGGTGAAGATGGAAAGGTAATGACATATAATTATACACCTGTTCCATATAATATTAGTTATAATTTAAATATATTTACGGCAACAGCAGAAAGTGGATTACAAATTGTTGAACAAATATTACCATTCTTTCAACCTGACTATACAGTGACTGTTAATGCTGTTCCTAGTTTAAATATAAAAAGAGATGTTCCTATAGTTTTAAATAGTGTAAATTATGATGATAGTTATAGTGGTGATTTTACAACTCGTAGAGCTGTAATATATACTTTAGGATTTACAGCTAAAACATATTTGTTTGGTCCTGCAACAACTCAAAGTGTTATCAAAGAAGTTAATTCTGATCTATATACAGATACTGATACAACTAATAAAGCAAGAGAAGAAAGAATAACAATTACTCCAAATCCTACTAGCGCTGACGCTGATGATGATTTTGGATTTACAACAACAATAACAAATTATACAGATAGTAAAGAATATAATCCTACAACTGGCGAAGACGAATAAATAGTCTTATTATATTATGGAAAATTTTATACATACTTTTCAGATTCAGGATACTTCTATTTGTGATGAATTAATAGAGTACCATAAAAATAATACAGAATTTAAAAACTTTGGTTATACTGGCTCGGGTCCTCACGGAGCAAAAATAGATAAATCAATAAAAGACTCAATTGATGTAGTTGTTCCATCAAATTCTAAAAATACAATCATAAGAAAATATTTTGAAGAAGAAATTAGAAAAGGTTTAATTGAATATACTAAAAAATTTAATTGGTGTGATATGCCTTTACAAATAAAAGAACCTATGAACATACAATATTATCCGCCTGGAGGTGGTTTTAAATTTTGGCATTATGAAAGAAGTTCTTACGTGTATGATGAAATCAGTAGAGTGTTAGTATATATGACTTATTTAAATGATGTAGAAAATGGTGGAACAGAATGGTTGTATCAAAATTTTAAAACTGAAGCAAAAAAAGGATTAAGTGTTATTTGGCCAGCTGAATGGACACATACTCATAAAGGTATAATATCTGAAACTAATGAAAAATGGATTACAACTGGTTGGTTAAATATGACTTTAAGACAAGGACAAAAATAAAATTAATAAATATTAATATGAGTAAATTAGAAGATAAGGTCAATGAAATTTTAGGTATCACTGAACCAGAACCTAAAAAAGAAGTTGTCAAACAAGAATTTAAACCAGTGGTTCCTCGTAAAGAAGACGATAATAAAGCTGATGTAGATAATGACTACAAATATAGTAGAGAAAATTATTATAATCTAATTGAAAGAGGACAGGAAGCAATAGAAGGAATACTTGACATCGCCAGAGAGGGACAACACCCAAGAGCATACGAAGTCGCTGGACAATTAATAGGACAAGTTGCTGGTACAGTAGATAAACTACAAGACTTACAAAAAAAATTGAAAGACTTAAAAGAATTGCCTAAATCAGCAAATCAAAATATAAAGAATGCTCTATTTGTAGGTTCTACAAATGAATTACAAAAGATGTTGCAAAGAAAAAAAGAAGATGAAAATATTGAAAGCAAAAACATCACACCCGAAAAAGAAGATATTAAAGATTAGTGATTTAACTTATAATGATTATTATACAAAGTACAATGTACAATTAGATCAAGGTGTAGATGAGATAAATGATGTTATGGAGCAACCTATTGAAGTGTTTAAACATAAAATTAGTAAAACACCAAGAATGGGTGTAGGTGGTAAATCGTATATTGAAAAACAATATAGTGTACATAAAGGTGGTCAAAGAGTCACCAGAGCAATTCAATTAGGATACTCTCACATAGAGGCAATTATAAATGAGTAATACAGAAGCGTATCTTGGAAATCCGAATCTTAAAAAAGTAAACACACCCGTTGAGTTTACAAAAGAACAGATAGAAGAATACCAAAAGTGTTCAGCAGATCCAATTTATTTTATGGAAAACTATGTGCGTATTGTATCACTTGACGAAGGTCTAGTACCATTTAAGATGTATGACTTTCAAAAAAAGATTGTACAAACAATACACGACAACAGATTTACAATTTGTAAACTACCAAGACAATCAGGTAAATCAACAACAACGATTTCATATCTTTTACATTACGCTTTATTTAATCCAAATTCAAACATCGCTATATTAGCAAACAAAAGTTCTACGGCGAGAGATATATTAGGAAGACTACAACTTGCTTATGAAAACTTACCAAAATGGTTGCAACAAGGTATCATCAACTGGAACAAAGGTAATATAGAGTTAGAAAACAAGTCAACGATTGTAGCAGCGGCGACTTCAAGTTCCGCTATTCGAGGAGGTTCATTTAACATCATCTTCCTTGACGAGTTTGCTTTCGTACCAGCGAATATCGCAGAGATGTTTTTTAGTTCAGTTTATCCTACGATCTCATCTGGTAAAAGAACAAAGATGATTATTGTATCCACACCACACGGTATGAATCAATATTACAAATTATGGATAGATGCGATTAATAAAAGAAACGATTATGTACCTATAGAAGTACATTGGTCAGAAGTTCCTGGAAGAGATGAAAAATGGAAAGAGATGACCATTCGTAATACAAGTGAAGAACAATTCCAACAAGAGTTTGAGTGTGAGTTTTTAGGTTCAGTAGATACACTTATCTCACCAGCGAAAATTAAAAACACACCATACGCCGATCCGTTACAATCTAAAAATGGATTAAAGATGTTTAAGAAACCAGAAAAGGGTCGTATGTATGTTTGTTGTGTTGACGTGGCGAGAGGTACAAACAAAGATTATTCTGCGTTTATTATATTAGACGTTACAAAAGATGAAAGTAAAAAGATACCATATGAAGTTGTGTGTACATATAAGAACAACGAAGTCAAACCATTTGTCTTTCCAAATATTGTAAGTCAAACGGCAAAGGCGTACAATGAAGCGCATACATTAATTGAAGTCAATGACTTAGGTCAATCAATCGCCGAAGCGATGCACTATGAGTTAGAATACCCGAATATCTTAATGACGACTCAAAAGGGTAGAGCGGGTCAAATACTTGGAGCGATGTTCTCTGGTCGAGGTACATCACTAGGGGTAAGAATGACAAAACAAATAAAAAAGGTGGGTTGTGCGAATTTTA